CCTAATATTTGGTACCCTAACACACAAACAGTTTATTATGTTCCTGTTGAAAATTGGACGGCTCCTCCCGTAAATAACGGTCCTACATTGTCTAATACCCCACGTCCCGAGCAGTTAGGCCAATACCGCGAAAGATCTCCAAAGCCGCAAAATAACAATACTAAAAGTACTAGAGATTGAAGCTATACGAGGTATATACGGAGATACTAAGTGAGGTTGGTGAGGGAACTGCCAAACCGTTCCCCATAAGTTCAAAACCTACCGTTGCTATCGAGCTTAGCCGTTTAGCCAACATTGGTAAAAAACACCCTGGTGATGATAATAAACCGTGGACAGCCGATTTATCGTTTTTTTATAATTTTGAAAATGATAAGGGCTATAAATATAAAGTAAACTTTATGGGGTGGGTTAAAGTTAGTGATGAGTACTACAGTCGAGGTCTAAGAAGGGCACTTGGAGGAGAAAAAAATGCTGGTCCAAAAGAAGTAACATTTGATAGTTCTTATAATGTATCATTTGATGTAGAGTTTGGACAAGAAGAAGAAACCAATTTCCAAGAACAATATAGAGTATTAGCTACTGTAGTACAATGTGTTCGTGATTTTATTGAACAAGCAGATAAAACCCCTATTCCTGTTAAGCAACTTGATATAGTACCAAAAGCTGGTGAAGGTGAAGAAAAGGGAATGGATAACCGACGTGGTAGATTTTACTTAGCTTACATACAAAAACAAGTAAAAACTTTACCTGGTGATTGGTCTGTAACTAAAATGTATGGTGAGGGGGGTGTATCCATTAAACGAGGAAAATGGAGAGGAGGGGGAGTAATAGATGTAGATAATTAATATTTATTAGTATGCCTACAAGAGAAGAACTACGAAGCTATACTACTCACTCTAGTGATTTTTCATCTGCTGCTACTTTTACTTTAGTAAATAATGCTACTACAACAGCTTATTTTGCTATGGAAGGGGCTAGATATTTTAATGGTGAAACTTACGTTCATAAAGATATTTTTAATTCTGCTTCACTAGGTAGTTTATCTAATTGTACTGTGGTAAGGGGAGTTTCAAATGCAGGTTTTATAGTTAACCCAAATTCCACAGCTACATTTACTTTTACCCCAACATCTACAATAAATAAAGATTTAGTTTTATTTTCTGCTCCTAATGTAAAGGTTATAAGTGGATCTATAGAAACTTTTTATGGGGTAGATCTTACGATTTCGTAATCAACTTATCTAACCCTTTTAAAATCGCAGCTTCCATCTCAGGGGTGATAAGATCTTGGTTCTCATTAATTTCACCTTCTTCAACATCTTTCTTAGAAAAGTATGCATCTTTACCTGCGTAGAGTACCATTATAACTCTAATAGCTATTAAATACCAAACAGCTTCCCCCGCTATGTTTAACCATTCAGGATCAGGTAAATTAATCCCTCCCCCAGTATTTACATTCCCAACAAAAGGTATATCTTTGCTAACATCCGTAGCCCTTCTAACTTCTCTTCTAACTATATCCCATAGCTCAGCGGCTAAACCTAACCCAATAAAAGTATTGCTAACTAAATATTTTCTAAGGAAGTCTCTCTTTTTTTCAGTATCCATAGTTGAATTTAGAACTTTGAGTACTGTTCCTATAGCTTTTTTTCCTTTAGTAGCGACTGCTTTTCTATTTTTAGGATCGGATAATTCTTCTTTAGCTTTTTTAAGTGCTTCACTATCTTTTAATTTTTGTAAAGCAGCGGCACCTGCATCATTAGCAACATTTATAAGTTCCTTTGCCCCATCCTTAATGTCTTTTCCTGTGTTTTTAAGAGCAGCTTTATAACTTTGAGAGTCTTCAGCTTCTAGTAATGCCTCTAACAATAATTGTTCTAAATTCATACCAATAAATATCGTACGTCATATAAAAGTCATCTTTCCTTTGCAATAAAATTTGGCGGCGCCGGATCCCTTTCGTATCTTCCGGGCATCGAGAAAAACGCGAAAAAACAAATTAATTTTTTAAACATGGAAGATTTGATGACCACCTACGAAGAGAACATGGAGTTCTTGAGCCAAGAGCAAATTCGCAAAAATTGCCCTACAGCATTTACCGAGAAACCCAGCAAGGAGGTTTCAGCACATTACACTCACATCCCCACTTTCCGAGTGATTGAAGATATGGAAAAACTTGGATGGGGTGTTGTTAGTGCCCAACAAGTTAATGCTCGTAAGTCCCATACCAAGGGTACTCAAAAGCATATGATTACTTTCCGCAACACAGATATTGTTGTTGAAGGTAATGATGGTGATACGGTTTATCCCCAAATCATCCTTACGAATTCTCACGATGGTAAAAATTCGTTTACCTTCCAAGCAGGTATGTATCGCTTGGTTTGCTCTAATGGTTTGGTTATTGCCGACCAAGAGTTTGGTCGAATGAAAATTCGCCACATGGGTTATGATTTTGAAACCCTCCGTGAAACCATGACCGAAATGGTTGAGCAGTTGCCCTTGACTGTTGAGAGCATGAATAAGTTCAAGCAAACCAAACTTACTAATGAGCAAAAGTACGATCTTGCTCGTAAGGCGCTTGCGACTCGATTTAAAGTCCAAGAAGGACAAAAAATCGAAGATGTTTACAAGATTGATCTTGATGCGATCTTGGCCCCAGTCCGTAAAGAGGATGCGGGTGATGACCTTTGGAACGTGTTTAATGTCGTTCAAGAAAAGGTTATTGAAGGTGACTTTGAGTATGTGAGTGGTGTTAAGCTCCGCAAAGCTCGCCGAATCAAGAACTTCAAGCAGGACTTGAAGGTTAACCAAGAACTTTACGACGTTGCAAAGGAGTTTGCAGCGTAAGCCATGTTGTTTGTGTGAAGGGGGAGGAATTGCCTCCCCCGGATCACAAAATTTTGAATTTAAAAAAATTTTTGTATATTTAGAAAATGATAGAAAGAAGCATGACTGTTGAAATGATTCTTGAGCAAGCCGAAATTTACGGTTTGAGGTCCGAAGTTAGGTCTACCGCAATGGCCTTTATTAAAGACAATCCCCATCTTGGTATGGGATCCGCTTACACACAAGCGGCTTATGAATGGGATATCCTTTAATTTTTTAACCTTTTAATTTTTTTATTATGGAATTTATTCCTTATTTTATTGCAGCTGCTTTTGCTGCTACGTTCGCTGTTATGTTTAACCTCTACAATCGTGTTCGCGATCTTGAAGAAGCGATTGATGATGTCGATGACTCATTTGACGAAGTAGATAGGGATCTTGAACGTGACTTTGGGAGTCTCTATAGTGATCTCGCTCGAGATTTGGAGCAAATTAAATCCGAAATTGCTGCCCGTTAAGGGTAGCAATTCGGTGAGATGGCAGAGTGGTCGATTGCGCTTGTCTTGAAAACAAGTTTACGGAAACGTAACGGGGGTTCGAATCCCTCTCTCACCGCATGAATTTTAGAACAGTAAATGGGAAAAAAGTTAGTCCCATTATCCATACAAGGAATATAGTAAAAAACGAACCTCACGTTGAAATTCATATTGGAAGTGATTCCCAAAGAGTAGGATCAGAAATTATATACGTTACAGCAATAGCTTATCGTTACCCATTTAGAGGAGTTCATTACATTTATTGGAAAGAAGTATTTCCTCCTATTAAAGATGATTGGTCCCGTTTGTGGTTAGAAACAGAACGTACTATGCAAGTAGTACAACCATTATCTAAAGAATTCCCAGGCCTTAGATTTGAAATTGATATGGATTACAATGAGGATGAATATTACATGAGTAACAGATTAGTTTCAGCTGCTAGGGGATGGGCATCATCACATGGTTATAAAGTTAATATTAAACCTAACAAACAAATCGCCACGAGAGCGGCAGATTATCATTGTAAATAAACTATAACATATTTATAAACAAAATATTTTGGATATAGATAAGATATTTGGTTCATTTGATTCATCTTCTAACAGTTGGGGTTGGAATGAGAGGAGTTACAATTATTATAATCCTCGTGCACTTCCTAAAATAGATGAAAATCATCCTAAATACTTTATTAGGATGTTTTGGAAAATTATTAATAATTATCTTTTCTATAACAAACAATTAATTGATTTTTTTGGTGCCGCCGATCCTTCCATTTCAATACAAGAAATTGAATATGCTGGGGAAAGGATGTTATATGCTAGGGCATATGGGTTTGTTGAAAGAATTGATGTAGAGGATGATTATCATCAAAAGATATTAAGAGAAGAGGATTATAAAAAATTAACTAAAGCATACAAAATGTCAATTAAGTTTTATGAAAATGAAGAAGAATATGAAAAGTGTGCTTTCCTTAAAAAGCAACTTGATTTCGTAAAATCCTCATCGTAACTTCCAGTTTTAAATCAAAAAAAAAATGTATTTTAGAGATCACATTCAAAATAAATTAGAAGCGGGACAATCACGCTTAAAACAATTAAAATTTTGGGTTAATAGAGGGCAAGGAGATATAGCTGAGATGCTTAAGTCTATAGAAGAATGCCATGATTTACTTGAAGATATCAAGTCCATAGTAGATCGTGAACCTCGTACCCCTAACGAATATAACAAAGTTTAATTATGCTTACAGCTGAACAGATCCAATCCAATTGGGATGAATTCTGCGAGAATATTGAAACTTATATTTCATCACCTCGCAGAGAAAAACTTCTTGAGTTTTACGAGAAATATGAGGACCGCATTATGATGATGCCTGCTGCTCATAAAAAAGAATACCACAATGCCTTCCCAGGTGGTTATGTTGAACACGTAAATCGAGTTGTTCGTTGTGCTATTAAACAACAGGGATTATGGGCTGATGAAGGGGCAGACATGTCTACTTTTACCGAGGAAGAACTTGTATTTTCCGCTATTAATCATGATTTGGGGAAAATGGGAGATGAAGAGAACGAATCATACATCCCCCAGACTGATAAGTGGAGACGAGAAAAATTAGGGGAAGATTATATGTTTAATAAAGCCGTCCCATTTGCTTCAGTCCCAGATCGTGGTTTGTTTTTACTCCAATCCCATGGGATTCGATATAGCTTTAATGAAATGGTTGCTATTCAAACACATGATGGTTTGTATGATGAGGGCAACAAAAAATACCTATTCTCATTCCAACCAGAACAAAAGCCACGTACTTCTCTCCCATTTATTCTACACCAAGCAGATCTGATGGCTGCCCGTATTGAATTTGAACGTGAGTGGTTACCTAAGTTTAAAAATCCCGTGCCTACCCAGGAAAGTAATTTTACATTACAGAAAGAAGTCAAAAAATCAACAAAAGATAAAGCACTTTCTCAGCTTAAAAATGAGAATTTAAAAAATATCTTTGATAAATTATGATAGAAACTATCGTCATCAGTATATTAGGGGTTTTGGTTGTGATCTTAGGATTCACAACCTTTAACCTCTTACGTAAAAATGAAAAACAAGAAGATATACTAGCAGGGTATATAACTTACTTGGATCAATTAAGTCGAATAATAGAAATCTCTGATGAAAAGCTCAAAAAAATAGATGAACGTGGCATCTTTAAAAGCGATGACGAGATTGGCTTCATGTATGAACAAATTAAAGAACTTCAGAGAATTCTATCCCAATTTAGGATGGATAAATTATGAGTGAAGTAAGAAAAAGAAAAAAGAAAACAAAAAATCAATATTTTACCCAAGCAACCGAAGATGCTATAGTAAAGTATAACAATACAATTGACCCGGAAGAGCGTAGTAGGATCTATCGAGATGAGATCCACTACGCTTTTTTTAAGCTAACCGAGAATATAATTCATACCTTTAAATTTTACTACACAGAAGTAAATGAGATAGAACATTTACAACATGAAGTAATTACATTTCTCCTTAGTAAAATTCATCTATTCAACCCAGAACGTGGGGCTAAAGCATTCTCATACTTTGGGACTATTGCTAAGCGATATTTAATTATAGAAAATACTAAAAACTATAAAAAACGAGTAGATAAAGCTCCTGTTGAAGAACTCTATCATAATGATAAATATTCATATGATTTAGATTATAACCCAACAGAAAAAGATGATCTTTCTGATTTTTTAGATATCTATATTGAATATTGTACTAAAAATATTTATAAATTATTTCCTAAAGAAAAAGACGCTAAAGTAGCAGATGCTATATTAGAAGTTTTTAGAAAAAGAGAAGGGTTAAATATTTTTAATAAAAAAGCTATTTACCTTTATGTTAGGGAAATAGTAGAGGTTAAAACCCCTCACATTACTCGTATTGCAGACCAACTAAGTAATATATTTAAAGACAACTATATTTTCTATTTAGAAAATGGGTATGTGGACTTTGATTAATATTTATATTTATTGTCATGGGACAATTAGATAAAGATATATTTGGAGGTAAAAAATTTTCTGATCTTCTTGAAGAAATTTACAATAATCAAAAGAAAAAAGAAGAACAAATTTCTACTCTTATTTCTGAGCTAAAACCTCTTATTCAGGATATTGGGGATGCTACCTTGGTAGTTCCTTTACTTAAGGAATATCTCGAAATATCTGTTAAAAATGATGAGCAGCTTATAAAAATGGCAAATATTGTCCAAAAAGCAGTTCAAAATGATGTTGATGATGACAATTTTGGCATGACAGACGCTGAAAAAGAGCAGTTATTAGGTGAAATAAAGAAATTTGGCAAGGATAAAAAATAATGCCCCAACAACAATATGGCATATCAGCACTTGTTAGGGGTAACGAAAATTCCTCATTAACTCCTCCTAAAACAGGGACTAATATAGTTTCTGTGAGGGTGAAGGATATTATACTAGATAGTAACCATCCTGAGTTTAAAACTTATGGGGAGTGGAATGGTGTAGGTACTATTTTTTTTGATAGTGTTAAATTTCCATTTGCTACTGAGGTGGTAAATGTAGCTTCTCCTCTTTTTCCTAATCAAAAATTTTTCCCATTAATTAATGAATTAGTGTCCATAGTATTTTTAGCATCCCCCAATAGTCAAGAGGATACTAATTTAACCGAAGCCTATTATTTTCCCCCTATAAATTTATGGAATAGTCAACATCATAATGCTCTCCCAGACCCTACTCAATCTCCTAATAGTAATTCCCAACAAGATTATGAAAAATCTTCGGAAGGTATACCACAAGATATAAGAAGGGTTAATGATAATTCTACGGAAATTGACTTAGGAGAAGGATTTAATGAAAAAATTAATACTTACCCTTTACAGTTTTATATCGGGGATCATATTCTAGAAGGAAGGTGGGGTAATTCTATTAGATTAGGAAGTACATTAAAAAACTCCTCAAATAAATGGTCATCAGTAGGTGAAAATGGAGATCCTATTATTATAATTAGAAATGGTCAACCTCAAGATTTAACTCAAGATAGTTGGATTCCAATATCTGAAGATGTTAACAAAGATCAATCCTCAGCTTATTTTACGCAAGGACAAAAAATTCCTTTAGAAACTTCAAGTGAAACTTATAATAGTTACAGACAGGCTCCTACTAAAGTTAGCGAATATACAGCAAACCAAATCCTTTTCAATTCAGGGAGAATTGTTTTAAATTCTAAAACAGATAGTATATTATTATCTTCTAATAACTCTATTAGTTTAAATTCTCCTTCTTCTATTAATATTGATTCTAAAGAATTTATAATAGCTACTAATAAAATTTATTTAGGAAATAAAGATGCTACTGAGCCCCTTTTAAAGGGGGATATTACTATAACTCAGTTAGTATCTATGATAGATGCTTTAGTTCAATTTTTTACAGCTTATGGAGGAGAACCCCCTAATGCTAAACTAGCATCAACCCCCTTAGCTTCAGCTAATGTAGTACCTACTTTGAATTCTGTAAAAGCGAGTTTGCAGAGCAGAGCTAAATCTAAAAATAATTTTACAACATAATGGCTAGTATTTGTACTCCTACAAATGATAATCAGCAGATATTGTCCTTGCTGCCTCCTCTCCCTAGTATACAGAGATTGGTAACTCTTATTATGCAAAAAATAGCAGAAATTAAAAACAAGTATACTAGTAAAATTACTAACCTTACAAGTGATTTAGAAGTATGTCCTCCTCCCCAACAATTAGAAAAAATTATAAACACTAGAAACAATATTGTAACCTTATTATCAAGGGTATATGCAACTGTGGATAGAATAGGGAGTTCTATATCGGGGGCAAGTACTCTAGTTAATGTAGTATTAGCAGTTATTAAAGCAACATCTACAGTGGCAACAAGTGTTGCTATCGGTAGTATGTTTGTTCCCCTCCCCATACCAGGTGTAGTATCCTCAGGGATATCAGCAGGCCAAAATGCAGTGGAAAAAGGTAAATTTAAGGGAAATGGTGCCCCAAAATTAATTCCTATACAAGATGGTTTAATATCTGCCAATATAGCCATACAATTATTTGCTAATGCTTTAAAAGATTTTATATGTCAATTAGAAAAATTAGACTTCTCTTTATTAGAGTGTATTGAGGGGAGTGATGAGCCTTCTTTAAAAAATAAAATTGAACCTTTAGACCCTAAAGTTGTAGAATTTGTAGAAGAGGTTATACAAGCAAATGAATCTAGCTTATTAGAAACTACTTATAGAGGATTTACATTTGAAATTGAGGAAATCCCCTTTAATTCAAGAATAAACAGAAAAAGAGCTAATGCTTTAAACAAAAGTGGAATTGCTCTTTTAAGCTCAGAATTATCCTTCACTCAAGAACCTTCAGTATTAATAGAAGAATTAAAATTTGTAATAGATAGAGATAATTTAAGGGCAGATTAATTAAATATTTATAAATAATGAAACAAAACGCGTTAAAATCATTAATAAAACAAGCAGTTAAGGAAGCAATACAAGAAGAATTAAAAGATATTTTACTTGAGGCAGTCAAATCCCCTAAACAAACAGTTGTAGAAAATATTCAACCCCAAAAGGTTGTTGATGGTCCTTCAATGAGCTCAAAGGAAAAAAGAGCAGCATACCAAAATATATTAGGAGATATGCGAACTCAATTTACTTCTCAAAATGTACCCAAACCTTTTAATCCCCAAGGAGGGGTACCTGGGGGGGACTTACCTGCAGGAGAAGTTAACATGGATCAAATAATGGGGTTAATGAATAGTAAATAATGGCTATAAAGCAAACCAACATATTCCCTTTAGATAAACAACCTAGGAAGGCTGTTGGGGTTGCTTACCCTTTCTCAGCATTTGCTGTATCAGGTTCATCTACTCCTTTTAAAGTTAATTATACTACAAAAGACCAAATAAATTCTAACTTAGCAGTATTTTTTTATACTAGCCCTGGAGAAAGACCTTTAAACCCAGACTATGGTGGGGGTTTAAAAAATATTTTATTTGATCAATTAACAGACAACACCTACGAAACTGTTAAGCAGATTGTAAAAGCTTCTTTATTTACACACTTTCCTGAGGTTGATTTGAAGAAACTAGAAGTATTTGGAGACCCCGATGGGTTAACATTAAAAGTTATTATGTCTTACGCGGTTTTTAATGAAAATGATACTCTTGAACTAAATTTTAGTGCTTAATGGCTAACACAAATAAAGATATAAAATATATAAACAGAGATTTTGATACTCTTAGAAGGGGGTTAATAGAATTTTCTAAAACCTATTTTCCCAACACTTATAATGATTTTAGTGCTAATTCTCCAGGATCAATGTTTATTGAAATGGCTTCTTATGTAGGAGATGTACTGTCCTTTTATATTGATAACCAAGTTCAAGAAACATTTTTACAATACGCCCGTCAAGAACCTAACTTGTATGATTTAGCATATATGATGGGTTATAAACCTAAAGCAACAGGTGTAGCCACAGTAGATGTTGATTTTTATCAACAAATCCCTGCTAGACTAACAAATGGTACCTACCAACCAGATTGGAGGTATGCTCTTAAAATAAAAGAAAATGCTGTAGTTTCTTCTACTTTAGGGAATAGTACTAAATTTTTAGTACAAGATTCTATTGATTTTACGGTGTCATCTTCAATGGATCCCACAGAAATTACTGTGTATACGGTTGATGGTGCAAACGCTGAAAGGTTTTTGTTAAAAAAATCTAGAAAAGCTATATCCGCTACTATTAATACTACAACTTTCTCTTTCACAGGAGATGCTCAAAGATTTTCCACAGTAACTATTAACGGAGCCAATATCGTAGGAGTATTAGACATTACAGATAGTGATGGTAATAAGTGGACTGAAGTACCCTATTTAGCTCAAGAAACAGTATTTGAAACGTTAAAAAATGTTCAAAATGAAGGAGATAAATTTGGACCTAATCCAAATCTATCAAATGATAACAGTGAAGTACCATATTTACTCAAATTGAAAAAAGTACCTAGAAGGTATGTTACTCGCTTTAAATCTAAAACCCAACTAGATATACAATTTGGAGCAGGAACCCAAAATGATTCGGATGCTGTGTTTGTGCCTAATCCTACAAATGTAGGTATAGGATTGCCCTATGGTAAAGACAAGTTACAAACAGCTTTTAATCCTACTAATTTTTTATATACTAAAACTTACGGTATAGCCCCAAAAAATACTACACTAACTGTTAGATATTTAGTAGGAGGGGGAGTATCTTCTAATGTAGAATCTAATGTATTAAACAGTGTAACGGGAGATATACAATTTCAACAAGCAGATTTAGATAATACTAATAACCTAGCACAAGACATATTTAACTCATTCTTTGCAACCAACCCTGGAGGGGCAAGTGGGGGTGATGATGGAGATAACATTGAAGAACTAAGAAATAATTCATTAGGTACTTTTGGGGGGCAACTACGAACAGTAACTCAAGAAGATTATTTAATAAGAGCACTAAGCTTACCCCCAGAATATGGTACTATTGCTAAAGCTTATATAGAACCTACAAAGCTTAGTTCTTTATCTCCTGGGGAAAGTATAAAAACTTTAAATTTGTATATAGCAGCTTATAATGGGGAAGGCCAGTTAACAACTGCTACTGATGCTTTAAAACAAAATCTTACTACTTATTTGTCTCAGTATAGAAGTGCTAACGATTCTATAAAATTATCAGATGCTTATATTGTTAATATAGGGGTTGATTTTGATATTATTACATACCCTAATTATAATAGTAATGAGGTAATTTCAAAATGTATAACACAACTAAAATCCTATTTTAATATAAAAAATATACAAATAAACCAACCTATCCTTCTTAAAGAATTATTTATTTTATTAGATCAGGTAGAAGGAGTACAAACAGTTGGTAATATTAATATATCAAACAAAACAGGGGGCAATTATTCCCAATATGGATATGACATACCAGGAGCTACATTAAATAATGTTATTTATCCCTCAGTAGATCCTTCTATTTTCGAAGTTAAATTTCCTAATTCTGATATAAGAGGCAGAGTAACAACATTCTAATATGGCTGTATATAAATTATTCCCTACTAAAGACACTACTATATATTCTAAATATCCTGTTAAAAACACAGGATTAGATTCTATTATAGAAACTAGTACAGATGTAAATGGCGAATTAAGTAGATACCTTGTGCAATTTTCCCAGGATGAAATTAACTCCTTAGTAGATACTACTATTAGTTCTTCTTATGGTACAGGTAGTTCTTTTGAAAATATACAAGTCAATCTAAAGTGTTATATAGCTGTTGTTGAAAATTTAAACACAAGTACCACAGTAGAAGTATTTCCCGTATCTAAAGAGTGGAATATGGGGACAGGCCATTATAATGATACACCTGAAGTAAGCAATGGGTGTGGGTGGGTTTATAGGTCTTATTCAGGATCAGACGCTTGGGAAACCTCAGGATGGGGTCCTAATGTAACAGGATCATATGGTAATGTAGCAGGAGGAGGCACTTGGTATACAGGATCGGCCTTAGGGTTAAATATAACTCCTACCCAAACTTATAATTATACTAGTAATAAAGACTTAAATGTTAATGTTACTGATATTTTTAAGACTTGGTATAGCCAATCTAAAGGTTTAACTAGTAATGGTTTTGATAATAATGGATTTATTGTAAAACAAAGTAAAACTGATGAAGCAGGGGGACTTTATAAACAGGCTACTATAAAGTATTATTCTATTGATACTAATACTATATACCCCCCAGAATTAGAATTTAAATGGAAAGATCATTTATTTGCTACTGCTTCTTCCTCTATACCTATAATTAATACTCACGATTTAGTAGCAACACTAGACAATAATCCTGGGGAATTTAGAAGGGAAAGTATACACAGATTTAAAATAAATTGTAGACCTAAATTCCCCCCAAGAACTTACCAAACTTCTTCTATTTATACTACTCAACATTACTTACCAATATCTTCATCATATGCTATAAAAGATTTAGATACTAATGAATTTGTAGTAGGTTTCGATGATATTTATACTAGAGTAAGTGCTGATGCCACTAGTAGTTATTTTGATGTGTATATGAATGGATTAGAACCTGAGAGGTACTATCAAATAATGTTAAAAGTTCCTATAGATAATCAAGTTTTAATTTTAGATGATAATTATTATTTTAAAGTTATAAATGGATGAGTACAAGGGTAGAATTAAATAAAACAGTATTTGATAAAACTAAGTATACTAAAACTATAGATACTTCTTTTAAAGAATTACTCCCACCCCAACCCGTAGAAGAAGATAATACTTTAACTATTGAGGAATTTTTTGTAGCATATGATAATTTATTTTTTGAAATACCCAAAACAGGTGTAAATTCTCATAATGTTTTAATTCAAAAAAGTACTGAGTATGTAGGAGACGAGCAAACTAATGAGGAATTAGATGCTTTATATGCTGAAATATCTTCTTTAAGAACTGATTTGTTAGCAACTCAAAAAGAATTAGCAGATCTTCAAATAGCACAATTAGAGGCAACACAAAATAATACTAATGGCTGAGGTAACTTTAAATAAAATAACAGGAGATGTAGTAGAAAGTTACACCAGCAAAGACCTTTCCTTAATCCCTGCCTTTGATTCAGTTTCACAATTTAACCCAAAAACTGATAGGGTGGAATTGTCCATATATGATGAGCAAGGTTTATTAAGACACTTTAATCCACAATACACCAATTATAGGGTAATTCTAAACTATAATAATGTAACCAATTCAGTATCCACGGTAACTGTAGATCCTGAAGAAGATTTAAAAAGAGAAGGATATGATCAGGGTAATTATACAGTATATTATAACTTCTTACGAGATGAAATATCTTCTTCTTTAGAATCCCCATTTTTTATAACTCAAATATCTTCAGATAGGACAGAAGTTAGAATAGTTAGCAATAATTTAACTAATGAAGAACTACAAGAAGGGGTTTTAGTTTTTTTAAATGATTTAAATGATTCTCCTTACTTTGAAGATTTTAGATTAGATTTAGGAAATAATATTATTTCAATAGCTAATAATATATTATTAGACACTACTAATACTCAACAATATTCAATTTTAGTAAAACTATATGAAGCACTTCCAGAGCAAATAGAAATAAAAGATTCTTTAACAGTATCTTTACAAACTGCAGATGAAGTTTCATATAGTATTAGGTTTGAGCCTAAAGTTTTTCCAAAACCCCAACCCAAAAAAATAGGAGCTCCTAATTTTAATATTAATGTAGCAGATAAATCTAATAATGACACGATTTATAAATCTTCTAATGATATCTTAAATATTAGTTTATCATCATCATATGATGAAATACAAGCCTTATTAAATAACAAAGGTATAAAGGTAAATATAGACTACAGTGACTTTAACAATTTTGTATATTTTAGCTCAGCAGAAGAAAGGGTTAGGAATTTTTATTACAAAGTGGGATTAATTGAGGGGTATGAAAATGAAATATCTATTTTAGATTCATTATCAAACACTAGTATATCCTCTAGTACAGTCGTATTAGAACAACAAATACGCCAAATAAAAGAAAATTTTGATGGATACGAAAGATACCAATATTACTCATCAGGTTCTTCAAATATCTATCCTAAAACTAATTCAACTCCAACCTATACTTTAGCAGGAACAGGAAGTGCAGATGCCCTTTCATGGCTAAACACTCAAATCCTTTCAGCCTCTAATTATGATAATGAAAGTGTTGATAGATTAGTTAGTAGTTTACCTGAATATGTTCAATCTGATGAGAGAAATGCTTCATATCTATTGTTCATGGATATGGTGGGTCAACATTTTGATAACATTTGGGTTTATATAAAAGATATTTCTAATAGATATGATGGTGATAATAGATTAGATAGGGGTATATCTAAAGATGCTGTAAGAGATGCCCTTACCTCTATGGGTATAAATGTTTATCAAAATAATATATCAGACTTAGATTTAACATCTGCTTTAACAACTGTTAACTCAGAAGGAGGTACAGGTATCATTTCAGGAAGTGGAGAAATAAATACTACTACTATAGATATAGCAGATCCTGAACCAAAAGAAGATGCTGTAAAAGGGGTTTATAAACGTATATTCCATAATCTTCCTTTTTTACTTAAAAAGAAAGGATCTGTTGAAGGTTTAAGAGCTTTAATTAATACTTTTGGTATACCTGAGGCAATTTTAAGAGTATCCGAATTTGGAGGTTATAAAAGTGATAGTACTAGATGGAAAACATTTGAAGAAGTTTCTAATTTTGGGATGACTAAGGGTCGATTCCAAACAAAGCTTACATTACATCCTAAATGGGGAGGTGGGGTACCTAATGGAGTATTTTTTAGAACAAAATGGATCTCAGGTTCACTGCCCCCCAATAATACAGACCACATACTTGCAAATTTTGGTAATGATATCACATTAAGATATACAGGTAATGCTGAGAACAGTGGGAGTTATGATGGATCTATACCTTCAGGAAGTTGGACTACATATAGGGGAACACTTGATATAGGTAATGGGCAAGCAGGAATAAAGGCTCCATTTTTTAATGGGGAGTGGTGGACTATAGGAATTTTAAATAAAAATATAGCTGTGGTGGGAAGCAGCACAAATCATGGTAATGATGGATTTAAACGCGTATATAAAATTAATAGTAATGCGGGTTCTAATGTAATTTCAGGAGATACTACAGAAATATATGGAAATGCCTCTACTAATAATGGAAAATTTATATTCCAAGAATTAAGATTTTATAAAGATGTCTTAAGTGGGGAAGAGGTAGATAATCTTATAATGAATCCCTTTTCCTTAGATACAGGATTAGATAATTTAGCTTTTAGGGCCCCCTTAGGATCAGATTTAAATACCACAGCTAATTCTACAGATCCTTCATATGTATCTATTCATCCCCGATCTACAACGGGATCAGGAGACCCCGAAGGAGTGATTGCTGGAGGAGCGGGTTCTTTTAAATACCTTTCATTTGCCAGTGCTGGTGATCAGGTTTATAATTACCCCCCTCAAAACCTACCCACTTTTATTGAAAATAATGAATTTGTTTATTATAAAGAACCTGTTGTAGGTATTAAAAATAGAGTTTCCTATAAAATTGAAGAAAATAACCCCATTATTACAGGTACTACCCTAAGTAACATAAGTAGTATACAACAAAAAGCACTAAATACTACAAAAGAAGTTCCTGATGTTCATTATATGGAAGTAGGATTTTCTCCTCAAAATGAAATTAATGATGATATAGCTGCTACTTATAATAATAACTTTGATTTAGGTTCGTATATAGGAGATCCTAGCAAATTTGAAGTAGCAGGTGAAACTTCATATCTAGCACTAAATAAAGAAGCAGAAAGTTATTTCCAAAAATACTCTGCTCCTTATGATTGGAAAGATTTTGTAAGATTAATAAAATATTTTGATAGTTCTCTATTTAAAATGATTAAAGATTTTACTCCTGCCAGATCCAGCTTAGCATCAGGGATTATTATTAAACAACACTTACTAGAAAGAAACAAACACAACCCAGCTTTAGTTAGTATAACTTCTCACAGTTATGAAGCAACTGTACCTACAATAGGACAAATTGAAGGTGGTGGTGGTGGGGTATTTAATGCTGTAAATGGTTTAAATTATTATTGGAGTGGTAGTCAATTTGATTCTTTAGGTAATTTAATTACAGGAAGTAAACCTTACCCCCCAGGTCCTATGGTACCTACTTCATTTGTTTCCCAAAGTTGGCAAGAAACTCTTATAACCAAAGTAGGTAATTTAAAAGAAACACGTGATACACAAGAAGAATTTTATAATGGTGAATTAGGGGGTAGTAAGGTTACTGTAACTGATGGTAATTTAAATACTATAGATATAAGGGAAAAGGGAACTAATGGTAGTTTTGTAGCTCCTTACGATAATACTAAGGCAAATGTATATGGACAAATAACCTCTAATGGACAGATAAGATATTATACAGACGGTAATTCTACTTTAGATAGTTTTAAAATTGGAAAATATGATAGTAATACTGAAGATAGATCAAATTATTATAACAATATTACCAACGGTACCCCTATTACAATACAAACTTTAGGAGATTATCCAGGAACAGCCACATTTATATCTACAGGTCCTGCTGTCTATAACTTTGGGTCTGGGGGGAATTTTTATTCAATAACCGTTGAGCCCTACCCACTACAAGATCTCCCAAGTGATTTTATAAATGGAGTTCTTAATGATGTTACCTTTAATTCTAAAGTAATATACAATGAAGATTTAGTAACTAATACTACTTTACTAAGTGATTCACCAATTTTAAATAACGTATCGCGTAATAGAGAATCTAGTGTATTTATGGATATAGATTATTCATCAAGTCCCCAAGGGAATGGAATATTAACCCCTGTTAACTTGGATCAAATAATAGAAGGAAACGCAGTGAAAGCCCCAGTACAAGACTCAAATTATAGTTCTACTTCATGGACTAATGGTAGGTATAAGGGAACTAAAGTAAGTTCTGTTGGATTTAACATTCAAGGTTTTAAAGAATAAAAGATGGCTAAAAAGTTAACAGGAGCAGATTCAGGTCAATTTCCTTATTTCCCCCCTCCCCCTAACCCAGGTAATATCCAATCTCAATTAGAAGCTGAGACAGGGTTAGATTTAGGAGGAGTATTAGGGGGATTACCTGTTATTGAGCAAACCCAAGAATATTTTGCAGTATTTGACGAAGCAGGGGATGCAGGCCCTGAGCTTATAGACAAAACTCAATTTAGAATAACATATTTAGTAGATTCTGAGTTAGGGACCTCAAAACCATCTGTTGATTCAGTATCAGCTTTAAACGTTACTCAAAATTTTGGTAAAGGAAAAACAGCTGTCATTAGAGCAGATAATGCCACAGTATTAAATCAAAACCTATCAGGAGAACAAACCATATATGATGTAGGGACTTTAACTTTAATTTCTACTACTGAAACAGGTTCTTCGCCTTCAGCTTATGCTAGTACTGCTAGTTTTTCAAATACTCAAGGACAAGATATTATTACTGATGCCCAAAATCTTACTAGTAGATTTACCGCATCTCTTAGTGATAATACGAGTCAATTTAATTCTACATTCCAAGATATAACCTTCTCATACCCTTCTATCCCAATTTCTCAGTCTGATGGTGGGGGATATGATTGGATTGAATATGATAATATAGCCTATACCTTAGTAAGTGATACATATACTGCAGGAACTAGATTAAAATTTCGTAGTAATGTTTATATACAAATAGATCCTACCTCTGTCAATATAGTTACACCCGTTACATTTAGAATAAGAATTGTAGTAAATGATGAGGTGTACAAAGAGGTTACTACATCCACCACTTCAGATAATACTACTTGGATAGCTATTCCTATAGAAACTCCTTTTAATAATTTTTTAAGTGGGGATGAGGTAAAAGTACAAATAGCCTCAGATTCACCATCTGAAGGTTATTCTGTAGGATTTTTTGTGAAATATGGAGATTTTAGATCAATACAAGAATATGCTCCAGGAGATGTACTTATTGAAGGAATAAATGCTACTTTTTCACCATATTTTGAACCTTATTACTCTTCAAACACAGGAAGTGTATTAAACAACCAAGGTGGATTCTCTATTTTAACAGCATCAGCCCAACTTTCAACTTTTGCACAGGGTGGATTTACTTTTAGATTACATCCTGATGCTGCTTCTTGGGATCCTACAGAGACTGATTCTACTTTTAATCCTATTACCACTCCTTTTACTTTTGAGGTAGGGGATGAAATGAGATTTGAATATAATAAAAATAAAGTCCATAAAATTATAGAAACAGCTATTGGAGATGATGGACGTTATTACCTTACCTTATCCCCTTATATAACAAGTCAAAGTGTAGTGGATCATTTTACTCACTATAGAATAGTAAAAAATGGAGGATATTTAATAGCTAATGTAGAAAAAAACAACGAGGTAAATGAATTCCAACCATTCTCAGGAATTATTTTACCCCAATACCCCTCAGAAGCCTTAAAAGAACGAGGAGATAGATTAATTTACGAATTAAAACAAGCAAATATTATAGAAAAATAAATTTATCAATATTTATTAATATATTTTAAAACACTATGGGATACTTAAATAATGCAGTAGTAACAGTAGATGCTATACTTACAACTAAAGGTAGAGAACTTTTAGCAAGGGGAGACGGTTCCTTTAAAATTACTCAATTTGCTTTAGCAGATGATGAAGTAGATTATACCTTATATAACCCATCTCACCCCTCAGGAAGTGCTTTTTTTGGGCAAGCTATTGAAAATATGCCTTTATTAGAAGCCTTCCCAGACTCTACTCAAAATTTAAGATATAAATTAGTTACCCTTCCTAGAGGTACAGCTAAAATGCCTGTATTAGATGCAGGATTTTCTACCATTGTATTAAAACAAGGATCTTCATTAGCAATTACTCCCCAAACCTTAAATTACTTAGGAAATAATCAAGTATTTGAAAGTAGCGGATACTCAGCTACCATCGCGGATATTAGAACTTTAAGTACATACAATGGGGTAGGTGTAGAAGGTAATAGTGAAGGAACCAATTCAACTCAAACTTATGGTACAAGTGTATCTAAAACAGTAATAGGATCTACTATTAACTTAACAGCCACTACTGTTAACACATTATTTGGTTCTAATAGTTCACTACAAACTAGTATATTAATAGTTGGAAGAGATAGTGGTGCTAGGGTAACAATACCTGTAACAATCACAAAAACAAGCGCATAATAGATGTCATTTAATAGATTACAACCTGAAGATTTTTTAATTAGTGCCGATTCTGTAACAGCAGGAGCATGGACTGGGAATGTTCCTACATTAACAGAATTTTATACCTCTTCAGTACAGGAAGCTGCTACTAGTGGGCAATATTTTTTAAATGTTTACCAAACAGAATCTGCAAATACAGATGCAGAAGTACAATTTGCAATAGCTTATGGAAACGCAGCAGGGTCAGGTTCTTTGTTATTTGATTCTAATATTGACGGAAGATCACCTTCCTCAGTAGTGTATGGACAATTCCAAAATATTATTTTAGGTGATGAATCCACCGCTTTTACATATGGGAGTACTACCCCAGCGACTCAACATTTTTATGCTATATCAGTTAATAGAGCTCGATATAAAGGTGGTATCCTCCCAGGATCTTTAACCTTAAAATTAGCTAGTGGCTTTGCTATCACAGATGATAGTGCTACTACTAACACAGTTAGTTTTAATGAAGCAGGAAGAGTATTTAATTTAAGATCGGGTTCCGCAGGAACAGTAGATGACACAGATCCAGTTTATTATGGTTTATTCCTACCCGATATTGGTACTTTACTATTAGATGCGGAGGCTTTAGATACTAAAATTAGTTTAAGCACTAATAAAAATACAAATGTTAATGGAGAAAATCCTCAAAAATTATTTGATAAAATTGTAGCTCAAGCTCAATTTACATTAAATAGTGAAGAAAAAGTAACTTCTGATTACGTTTTTATAAGAGCTAGAAATTCTGAATTTAATTATTCTGAAAACCCTTCATTTATAACCGGCTCTACAGGTGAAGTATATTATAGTGATTTTATAAATGCCCCTCAAACTTTTATAACTACAGTAGGTCTTTATAATGATACTAATGATTTACTAGCAGTAGCTAAATTAAGTAAACCTCTTAAAAAAGACTTTACTAAAGAAGCTCTTGTTAGAGTTAAGTTAGATTTCTAATGAATGGGGTACTTAAAAGGATTAACCGGTAAAGACATAATTGTAAGTCCTCTTACAGTTCATAAAACTTTTTCATACTCAGGAACTGTACCTACTACCATTACAAAGGGGCAACCAGTCATATTCGTAGCAGATGAAGATTCGGGTGTAGATACCGAACAATATAGATTTTTTAAGTCTATACGTCAATTATACTACGGAAATTATGTTAATACCACAGATGGAAAAATCCGTAATGTTAATCTTCCTCAATATAATTCTGATGGGACTGTAACGGGAGCAGTTAGAAATAATATATATGAAAATAATATTTCCTCTATAGAGGAATTGAGATATTATGATACATCTACCGCATCAACTAGAGAATATTACATATTTTCTATTCCCCGCTCCCAAATAGGGGATTATATAAAACCCGGGAGTTTTTTATCTGGGGTGGTTAGTAGTGAGGTTATTACTCCTATAGCGGATGATGGAGAAGGTAATATATATGATTCTAGTAATCAATGGATAGGGAATATAATATATTCTGCGGGTCTTGTTATTTTTACTAATGAAAATGGAAGGGGATTTCTTAATTTTACTTTATCTGATCCTTCTTGGAAATCTTCTTACACAATATACGAAACCCAATATAAATGTACTGTAGGTGCTAGTGAATTAAATTATTCATTAAACCCTAGCCTTTTAAAAGAAAATGGCCTTAACCATATCCTAGAATCAGGTAGTATAGAATACCAAGATTTTGTAACAGGATCTTACTTTAACCCCTATGCCACAGCAGTAGGACTTTATAACGATGATAAAGAACTTTTAGCGGTTGGTAAATTATCCCAACCCCTCCCCTTATCTAAAGAAGTAGATACAACAATATTAGTAAATATAGATAGATGAATTGGTTATATAATGAACAAGAAATTACAGACATATCACAATTTCCCCCAAACACATTTGGGTTTGTATATGAGGTAATCGATCCCGAAGGGAAAAAATATATAGGAAAAAAAGTCCTATTTCATAACCAAAAACGTAAGAAAACTCGAGCAGAGTTAGCCGAACAAGTTGGAAGGGGACGTAAATCAATCCATAAAATAATAACTAAAGAAAGTGATTGGAAAACATATTATGGATCAAATACTCATCTTAAAAAACGTCTTGCAGAAGGAGAAGTTACGCTGAAAGATTTACACAGACAAGTTCTTGAGCTCGCTTTCAATAAAAAACACCTTACATACCTCGAAACTAAATATCTATTCCAGCTTGAAGTATTAGAACAACCTGAAAAGTATTATAACGATAATATACTTGGTAAATTCTTTACCTCAGACTTTGATATTTAAATTACCTACCGTACATTCCCTACTATGGTAAATCATTTACTAGTTACTCTAGTTGACAGAGTTTTAGGAAAAGGTAAACAAACAGCAAGGGGTAATTATGCCTACCATTGCCCTTTTTGTCAGCACCACAAACCTAAATTAGAAATTAATTTTACCGAAAATAAAAAGGGACACAATCCTTGGCATTGTTGGGTATGTAACACCAGGGGTAAAACTATTGTCTCTTTACTTAAACGATCTAAATCGTATGAGTATATTGAAGAAGCTATTAAATTAGTTCCTAAAGGACAATTTGTTGAAGAGGTAGAAATAGTAAATACAATTACACTACCCTCCGAATTTACTTCCCTTATAGATCATCCCTCAGATATTATGGGAAAACATGCTTTAGCTTATCTTAAGCGAAGGGGTATTTTTATGGATGATATTATAAAATACAATATTGGTTATTGTGAAAGTGGAGAATATCAAAATATGATTATTATCCCTTCATATGATGTTAATGGAAATCTTAACTACTTTACAGCTCGCAGTTTTGAAAAAGAACCATTCCGCAAATATAAAAACCCATCAGTATCTCGCGATATTGTGCCGTTTGAAATGTTTATAAACTGGAATAGCCCGTTGGTATTGTGCGAAGGACCATTTGACGCCATAACCATCAAAAGGAATGCTATCCCGCTTTTAGGAAAAAATATACAAAGTAACTTAATGAAGAAAATTGTTTCTTCTAAAGTTGAAAAAATATACATAGCACTTGATAGTGATGCTATTAAGTCATCTCTTAAATTTTGTGAAACATTTATGAATGAAGGTAAAGAGGTTCATTTATTAGAAATGAACGATAAGGACCCGAGTGAGTTAGGATTTAAATGTTTTACTGAACTTATTCAAAAGTCTGTTCCGTTAACCTTATCTGGGCTTTTGGCTAAAAAATTAGCCCTATGACAAAAATTAAAAAAGCTTACGACAGAATATTAGAAATATCTGATGATGCAAAACAAATAACTTTACCTGATGGTAGATATTATCAACGAAATGGTGAATTTTACCCATCAGTAACTTACGTTTTATCTTATTACCCTAAAGGTAAATTCTTTGAGGATTGGCTTAAAAAAGTAGGTTATTCTGCAGATTATATTGTTAAAAAAGCAAGTGAGGAAGGTACTCAAGTACATGAAATGATTGAGGCTTACCTTAATGGAGAAGAATTAAATTATCTTCAACATGGTATCCCTATGTACCATCCTAACATTTGGCAAATGTTTATGAAATTTGTTGAGTGGTGGGAAGAATATAAACCAACATTAATTGAAGCAGAAGTCCACTTATTTTCAGATGAATTAAAAGTAGCAGGTACTTGTGACCTAGTTTGTGAAATTAATGGTGAATTATGGATTATAGACTTTAAAACATCCAATCACTTACAAACTACTTATGATTTACAAGCAGCTATGTATGCCAAATGTTTTGAAGAATGTTATGGTAAAAAAGTAGATCGTACTGGTATTTTATGGTTAAAGTCCTCTAAAAGAAAAGCCGCAAAAGGTAAAATGCAAGGTAAAGGATGGGAAATGTATGAATCATCTAGAACCATTGAAGAAAATTTAGAAATCTACAAATCAGTCCGTGCCCTATTCGATTTAGAAAACCCAAACCACAAACCAGCATTCACACAATTTAGAACATCAGCTAAGAGAGATTTGTAATATTTATAACAAATACTTCGCTGTGAAATTGTATGATATCTTAAAAGAAATACAAGGTAAACCTAAAGCTATTATATTAGCGGGTGCCCCTGGTGCTGGTAAGGGGTATATTTTAAAAGGCTTAGATTTAGGAGGTTTAAAAGTGTTAAATGTGGATAACATCTACATTGATTTGCTTAAAAAAGCTAATGTATCTTTAGACCTAAAAAATGCCACCCCAGAAGAAAGAAGTGAACAGGCTAAACAAATGGCTGCTGCTAATAAAGAATTTAAAGGCAATATAGCTGCTACTATTGAAGGTAAAGAATCATTTGTTTTAGATGGTACTGCGGCTTCACTTAAAAAAACCTCTGAACTAAAATCAGAATTAGAAGAAGCAGGATATGAAGTATTTATGCTTTATGTTTATACTGATTTAGAGCGTTCATTAAAACAAAACCAAGATAGGTTTGAAAAATCGGGAGGTGAAGATAGAAGTTTAGCACCTGCTATTGTAATGAGAACATGGAAAAGTGTAACTCAAAATTATGCTCCCTATAAAAGTTTATTTGGTGATAATTTTGTTTCTGTAGCTAATACTTTAGATGATGAAAAATTAAGTGACTTAGAATCTATAGTAACTAAATATCTTAAACCTTTTACTCCTAAAGGTACTAAGCCTAAAACCCCTGCCCAACAAGCTAAATCTGATGCTAAAAAAGCTAAAGAAGCAGGGCAAATAAAAACGCTACTGAGCGACAAAGGAGTAAAAGATATAATTGACAACTCAGTATCTAAAGAAGAAGCCCAATCTAAATTGAAATCTTTTTTGGCATGAATAGTTTAACTAAAGCATTAATAGAAGGTCTTATAGATGAGAATGAATCTTTTAATGGGAAAATAGTAGGAATGTTTGGAGGAGGATTTAAACCTCCTACTATTGGTCACTTAGAAGTAGTTCAAAAAGCTCTTAGTGATTATCCTGAAATGGATGAATTAATTGTTTTAGTTGGAAGTGGAGTTAGAAATTCTATAAGTCAAGAAGAGTCACTTGCTATTTGGGATATCTATAAAAAATCTCTCCCAAGTAAAGTAAAAATAATGGCTTCCCCTAAAAATAAACCTCCTATTGGTGCTATCTATTCATATGCTAAAAAAAATCCTAATGAAAGAATATACTGGTTTTTAGGTGAACGTGAAGGAAATGAAGGTGATGCTGAGGATATTGTAAATCGTACTAAATCTCTTCGTAAACTTGTATATCAAAATGTAAAAGTTAAAAAAATAGTAACGGGGGGAGCAGTTAGTGGTACTAAAGCAAGACAAGCAGTTTTAAATAAAGATAAAGAAGCATTCCTTCAATATATTCCTGATATTCCCGAAACGGATGAAATTTGGGATATGTTAACTAATGTAGTTAAAGAACAATATTTACAAGAACGTATAGCATATGATGCTGAAACGAGAATGCAAACCCGTTTTTTAATGAAACAATTCCTTAAAACTATAGGTACAAAAGTTGAAGATAGCACTGAAGGTACTTTAGTAGGAAAAAAATATGAATTAGAATATGGGTTTTACCCCATGAAAAAAGGATTAGGATTTATGCCCTTTAAGGTAGAAGGTTCAGCTGGTCCTAAAGATATAGCAATTGAAATAAAGTACAACCCCGAATTACTTGATAAAAAATTATATAGCGAATTAAGCGCTGAATTAAGAAATTCTGTAAGACACGAATTAGAACACTTTGCCCAATACCACGCTGAAAAAGGAGTTAGACCTGGAGAGGATGGAGTAAACCAAGATGATTTACCTGATGTAGAGTACCTCACACTTGACTATGAAATCCCAGGTCACATTCAAGGATTAAGAACTAAAGCAAAAGCTAAAAAAATTAGTTTACAACAAGCTATAGATGACTTATTTGATAGTGCTGAGTATGACTTAGACCTTGATGAAGAAGATTTTGTAAGGGAAACATGGATGAATTGGTTAAAAACCAATATGCCTGGCGTTTCTTTAACTAAAATAAAAGAAGGTAGTGCTATACCTAAAAATGTAAATCCTGATGAATTACGTAAAGGTATTGAAGTAGAAAAAGAACATACTGATAACCCTAAAATAGCATTAAAAATTGCTTTAGATCATTTAAAAGAAGACCCTAAATATTATACTAAACTAGCTACATTAGGGCTAGAAGAAGGACCTAATATTAAAGAAGAACAATTAGATGAAGGTGTAGATTTAATTAATGATCTTATAAATAGTGGGGCATTAGATTGGCTTATAGAATGGATTTATAGTGATCGCTTTAAATATATGGATATTGAATCTCAAAGATTTATAGCTCAATTAGAAAATGAAACATGGAGAAAAGAATTCTCTGATAGTGATGCATTTAAAGAATTTAGAAAAATGTTAGGTGGTTCTATTCTATATAGCAGATTACAACTCCTTTTTCAAAAAGGTTTTCCACTTGGTAATAAAGAAAAAACACTACAAACTTTTGAAAAATTAAAAAATCATCCTGTTATAGGTAGAATAGGAAAAGCTATTATAAATACTATAGCAGGTACTCCTTTAGCAGCTGAAGTAGCTGCTGATTCTTTTAAAAAAGGTTATTCTGAATTCTTTAATATGATGGAAAAGGCCCAATTTATAAAAATATTGGATAATATGCCTAATAAAATTAAAGAAAAACTTAGACAACAATCTGATGAAATTTTAAAAAGTACCCAATTATCTGAAGTTGTTGCTAATGAATATCTTGACCAACAAGATGTGCAAGATTTAGATAGACTAGCAGACACAGAGTTAAACCCAATAGATATAGACCTTTCAGGAAATCACTTTTTTGATAGATTAAATGATCCTAGAAATGCTCCTGAAATTGATTATCTTGAATTAGAAGATTTTTTTACTAAATTAGGAGATAATAGAGAAGAATTTATTGATTTTCTTAACAAGTATAAAAGTGTAGTTGCTACTGATATTGAAACTAATATTAATATCCCTTTTATGAAAATGGCTAATAAAGCTATTGCTAAAACCATTATGCGTAAAAGGAATTTTCAAACACCTGATGTAAAAGTTGAGCTAGAAGAAGAAGTACCTCAAGATGTAATTAATAGTTTTGATATCCAAGATACATTAGTTCCCGAAGTATGGGATAATGAACAGCTAAAACCAGAGGTTAGGGAAAAATTACTCCAAATAGCACAAGACTTTTTTGACTCTTTAGAATTACCAAAAGGTACAAAACTAAAAGACATTAAACTTACAGGCAGTCTAGCCAACTATAATTGGTCTAAATTCTCAGATTTTGACTTACATTTAGTATTAGACTTTTCAGAAATAGACGATGATGAAGAGTTTGTAAGAAATTATTTTATGGCTAAAAAAGGCATTTGGAATGATGCTCACGATATTACTATTTATGGTTTCCCTGTAGAAATTTACGTAGAAAATGAAGGAGAAAGCCACACAGCATCAGGCCTTTACTCAATTCTAAATGATGAGTGGATTGTTATTCCTAAAAAACAGGAAGTAATGATCGATAAAGATGATATTTCTACTAAAGCAGAAGATTATATTTCTCAAACAGAAGAAGTACAAAAACTTTATGATGAGGGAAAATATGAAGAAGTAATCATTAAAGTAGATAAAATTAAAGAACGCCTCCGTAACATGCGCTCATCAGGCTTAGAAAAAGGAGGGGAGTATAGTGTAGAAAATTTAGCATTTAAGGTATTAAGAAGATCAGACATTATAGGACAATTAAATGATTTAAAATCTCAATCATACGATACTATAATGACTTTAAGTGAAAATATCTCCCCTGAAGATCTAAATCTTAATATTATCTCATTAACTCAATATATGGGCAATAATGGTTTAGATCTAAAACCTTACCCTAAGGTTAAACTTATTAAAAACGATATTAAGAATGCTGAGGATTTATTAGGTAAAACTGCTTATTATGATCCTAATGCTCAATTAGTTGTATTATATACAATGGGGAGACACCCCAAAGATATTTTACGTTCATATGCTCACGAATTAATTCATCACCATCAAAATTTAAGTGGTACTTTACAACCATTCCAAACTACTAATACAAATGAAGATAGTAATTTAGATGGAATTGAACGTCAAGCTTATGAAGAAGGGAATATCTTATTTAGAAACTGGGAAGATCAAATAAAAAATGAAAAGTAAAGGATTAGGAGACTCAATCGAAAAAATCACAGAAGCTACTAGAATTAAACAATTAGTAGAAAAAGTCACTAAAGGTGATTGTGGATGCAATAAAAGAAAGGATAAACTTAATAAAATGTTTCCTTATGACAAGTAAAGAATTTGTAAAAGCAGTAAATGATGAATTCGATATAGAAACTCTTGAGTTAATGCAGGAACTTATTGGTGAAAGGTTAACTTTATTAAAAACTATGCAAGATACTGCTAAAAGAACACAAGTAAAAGGATTTCGTAGATGAAAGATAATGTTTTAAAAAAAGAATTCTCTAAAAAAGATGTACAACGCGCTCGTAACCTAGTTACAGGTAACACTAGTGCTCGTACAACTGAAGGAATAGGTTATACTAAAAAATATGAACATCATGTGGAAGGTGATGTGTGGGAAGAAGATGGTAGAAAATGGACTATTAAAAATGGTTTAAAACAAAATATTACTAAAATGGACAAATTTAAAAAAATGGGTACTATTCCACTTTTTTGTCCTGAATGCAATACTTTAATGAAAAAACACCTTGACAAAAAAGTATTCCCAGCATACCAAAAGTGTTTTGATTGTATTGTAGATTATGAGGCAAAATTAGCTAAACAAGGTAAATC